GTATCGTGACGAGGTGATGGGAACTAATTTGCTTGAGAAAGTAAAGTTGGTACAGCAGAATTGGGTAGAAGCTGGTACAAATGAAGAGCATTGCGCCGATAAACGCATTCGCCACAATGTATCCAATACCATTACAGTGTTGCCGCATATGTGGACAGAAGTAGAGGATTATGTATTTGATAACCGTCACTCGTTCTCTGGCATTTCATTCCTTGCTGGGTCTGGAGACAAGGACTTTGCGCAGGCTCCTAACACTGAAGTCAAGACAGAAGAAGAGATTGTACGAGAATACGGTGCAGGTGCTCTTTTTGCCAGCGGCTTAATTGTTGATACATATAAGGCAGGGTTTAGGGATCTATGGGAAGCAACCTCTGCAGCACAGTATGCCGTTGGTGGTGAAGTTTCTGATGTAAGAAAGGAATGGGTACGCAGGTTTAATAAATTTAGCGAAAACTATTTTATGAATGATATGAAACAGGCAGAGTATTGTTTGAAAGATGTTTTCTTGCTACACAAGTGGACTAAAATCCAACAGAACTTGAACCCCATTGACTTTGATAATCAGCTAACACAGAAGACGTTTACTGATATAGATACAATGGGAGCAATTGCATGTCAAGGTGGAGCATGTGAAATCTCCTTTTAAATAAATGAGGAGAGCGCATGACAATAAAAACTATTTACGAAGTAAATTGCAGTTTTTGCGGACAAGATAGTTTTATACACATATTCACTGAAGCAGAGGTTGGGGATCCCCCTGACTTCTGCCCTATGTGTGGAGAACAAACAGTAGCAACTTTAGTTGATGATGAGGATTGGGATGATTGAAGCACCTAGTGATTTTAGGTGGCAATATCTTCCTAATTTTCCTAAAGAAGTTTTAAATACAGTTACAGAATATTTTTTGTCAGAATATTCTACCGAAGAGGATATTGCTTCAATAACATACGGTAAGTGTGAATTCGGCAATATGTTTATTGCGGCTGTGCCTAATTTAGATAATCTTTTTTTTGAAAGTTCTGTTCTATTTTTGGTATCAAAACCTAATTCAGATTTATCAAGTATACATACAGACAAATCTAGAGATTTTTCAATAAATCTTCCTATTCAAGTTGACCCAATAAAGGGCCCATTCTTGTGTGGTTATCACAGAGAATATAAAAGTTATAAATGGACAGAGACCGTTATTCTCAATGGTTTAGAGAGCAATAGATTTTCTTACAGAGAAAAAGATTTTGAAAAAGTAACTGTTGATCAACCACTTATTTTAAACACAAAATTTCCTCATGGATGGATAAACAATTCTGATAAGCATAGAGTCATAGGATCCTTTTCTTTAAAAGCCGACAAGCTAGATGAAGCTATCGGCATCGTAAAGGATTGGATGTGATGTGGTATTATAAAGATGAACCTTTCAGCAACGAACACATATCAGAATATCAAGGATTTGTATACGTCATCACGGATCTTACCAATAACAAAAAGTACGTGGGTAAAAAAGGATTCTGGTCAAAGAAAACACTTCCGCCACTTAAAGGAAAAACCAGAAAGAGACGTAGCATTATCGAATCAGACTGGCAGTCTTACTATGGATCATCTGATCAAGTTAAACAGATGCTACAAGAAAATGGAGAACAAAGCTTTTATCGTGAGATATTACATCTCTGTAAATCAAAAGGTGAGATGTCATACCTTGAAGCAAAAGAGCAGTTTGATAGACGTGTACTGTTAGATGATTCATACTACAATGGTATCATAAATTGTAAGATACACAGAACTCATGTAAAAAGTTTAAAATAAGTGTTTACACGCACCTTACTATGTGTTATAATAGTATCGACATTCAAGCTGAAAGGTAAATTATGATTATTGTAGACTATAATGCCATCGCAATCGGCAACTTTGTTGTGCAGAAACTTGCTGCAGATGAGAACCTTCTCAGACACATGATTCTTAACTCTCTCCGTATGTATAAAAATAAATTTAAAGAGTATGGTGAAATGGTTATTGCATCGGATGCTGGTGGCAACTGGCGTAAAGATGTATTTCCTGAATATAAAGCAGCACGTAAAAAGAATCGTGAAGATTCTACAATTGATTGGACAGAGGTTTTTCGTATCATACATATGGTACGTGAGGAAATCGAAGAAAACTTTCACTGGCGTGTTATTCACCAGTGGGGATGTGAAGCGGACGATGTTATTGCTACACTATGCCAACAGACACAAGAGTTTGGTAAATACGAACCCGTAATGATCGTATCAGGCGACCATGATTTTAAACAGTTACAGGTCTATGATAATGTGAAACAGTATTCGCCTGTGACTAAAAAATTTGTCAAAGCAGAACCTTCTGCTGAAGATTATCGTATGGAACATATCCTTAAAGGCTGTCCAGGTGATGGAGTACCTAATGTACTGTCCGATGATGACACATTTATTAATGAATCAAAACGGCAGACACCTCTATCCAAGAAAAAGCGTGAAGCACTACTAGAGGATCCTAAATCTCTTGGGGAAACAATATATCGGAACTATCTACGTAACGAGAAATTAGTTTCACTTACCGATAAAAAACACGATTTGCCTGAATCCACAAGACTTCAAATTATAAATACCTTTGAATCGCAGAATAACCGTTGGGAATTAAAAGGTAAATTCTTTCCCTATCTTGTTCAAAAACGGTGCAGATTATTGTTAGAAAGTGTTGAGGAATTTTTTTAATGAGATACATATATGAAATATTTGAAGCAGTGAGTAAGGCTAAAACAAGAGCCGCTAAGAAAGATATCTTACTTGAAAATAAAGACGAATGGGCAATGAAGGATCTTATAAAGGGAACCTTCGATGACTCACTTGAATTTCTCTTGCCAAAAGGCGAAGTACCATACACACCTTGTCAAGAACACAATGCACCTTCAAACTGGAAAAAACAGCACAAACAGTTGAAGTTTTTTGTACCAGGTGGTCCAGGTACTAAAATGCCAGCCTATAAAAGAGAAAAGATCTTCTTGGGTATACTAGAATCAATTCATCCCCAAGATGCAGAGCTAGTGGTTAAAATGATTAATAAGGATAAAACCCTAGCAACTGGACTCACACCTAAACTTGTAAAGGAGGTATTTCCAAATCTTATATGAGTGTAACTAGGAAAAAGGATAATACTTTTTAACTTTGGGGCGTGCCACTTTTGTGGTCCGTCCCTTTTTTATTTCTATTAACCACTAAGGATAAAATTACATGTTATCAATCCAAATAGATCGTTTAAAAAAAGATTCAAAAAAGTTAGGTTATTATGCAGAAAGATATAGGAAACAAGGCAGAACAGACCGTATGTATAAAATTCTAAAGAAACAAAAATTTTTAGACGATCAAATATTTGAGATGCAAGAAGTCAAAAACTTAAGTTAGGGAGTGACCGTAATTTCTTTAATTCTATGGGGCTGATCTAGTACCCATATAATTACATCGTGGACATAATCAAGACTCATCTTTGGAACATCCTTATGTGCAGATCTTTCTGTATCGAAATAACCAAAGTTAATAATGGTTGTGTCCACGTTTTGCCAGAATAGTGCATCATTGGCATCTCTTAACTGTTTCTTTTCGAGCCCATATCGGAAATTGTTTTTATATCCTTTAGTCCAGTCAGATCCAGCAGAACCTATATTGATAATACGTTTACCTAATTCTGCTGCTTGATACAGACGATGTACTTGTAGATATCCATCATGTTTATTGTTAATAAATACCTCACAATCTTCCATGGTAGCAACACACTTTTTTGGATATCGGTCAATCCAATACTTTCCAAGACCTCTTCTTGTTCCATTAATAAAATATTTCATGTATACCCTGCTCCTCAAAAGTGGACTCTTTATTATACCACGGATTTTTGGTTTTGTAAACCCCTAAAATGTATGTATCATAAAATAATAATTATATTGTACATTAGGTGTTTACATACATTCTTATTTGTGTTATAGTCTATATGTTAAATGAGGAGACTGACTTGATAGACTTCGAAGGATATCGTTTGAGTTATAAACAGCAGGCTCTTATTAAAGAGACAGCTTCTATTGCTCTGGATTGTCTTGTCTCGAAACGAATGATAAATTCGCTTGAAATTACCGTAGAGGTCACAAAAGATCTATACAAGAAAACTGGTACTCTTGGAAATTGTAGTCTTGAAGATGATGCTGCATCTCCTAAATTTTTTACCATCGAGTTAAATTACTCTGGTAAACAATCGTTCAATGTTCTTATCAGTACACTATGTCACGAACTTGTGCATGTTGCTCAATATGCTCAACGTCGGTTGCGGTGCCTTTCTTGTTCATACAAAGTAGCATGGATGAAAGATCACTACAACACCCAAGAAGTTGAATATGATGATCGTCCCTGGGAAATCGAGGCACATGCCTTAGAAAAGGAAATATATGCCAAAGTCAAAAAGAACTTCAAAATCAAAAAATACATTGAAGAAAACTCCTGCTCAAAATTCGAAAAAAAAGTTGGGTTTGCTTGATCTTGATTTAAAAAAGATTGATGAAGTTATCATAGGTGATCCTAAAAAACCAGGTGTCTGGTTACGTCTAATGGAATCACCTTCTGGCAAAAGATATATACAGTCATATAGCAGTTTATCCAAGGATTGGATTATAACCAGTAGACATAATGTAGAAGAAAATTGGCAAGGTTGGAAGGATACATATGCCCGAATATACACTAGAAAACAAAGAGGGAGTCCAGTGGAACGTAAACTGCAAATGGACAGACCTACAAAAAATCCTCGAGGATCCAAACGTAAAACAAATTCTGGCAACACCTAAAATCATTTCAGGTAGAAGTGGTGGTATGAAAGTGCCTGATGGGTTCACTGATTTAAAGAAGCAGATTAAAAAGCACTCTGGTAGAGGTAACACAATTAAAATATGAAAATTTCAGATATGTACGAGTTTGAAGCTCTTACCGATAATCAGAAAAAAGCTAAAGATGCCTGGGATGAAGGTTCGAACCTAGTATTGAGTGGTTCCGCTGGTACTGGTAAAACTTACCTTGGCATGTATTTTGCTTTGGAGACAGTTTTCACTAAGAACAATTATATTGATAAAGTTGTTATAATTCGATCCATTGTGCCAACTCGTGAAATAGGCTATCTTCCGGGTTCAAAAGAGGAAAAAGAATCACCTTATACACTACCATATGCAGACATATGTGATGAAATTATAGACACTCGTGATTCATATTCTAAATTAATTTTACAAGGGAAAGCAGAATTTTTAAGCACATCATTCATTCGTGGTACCACATTTGATAATTGTGTTGTGTTAGTTGATGAGATGCAAAACTTAAATTTTCATGAACTAGATTCTGTAATCACACGTGTTGGTGAAAACTGTAAATTGATATTTTGTGGTGACTACTACCAATCAGACTTTGAAAAAGAAAGAGATAAAAATGGGTTGATAGAGTTTCTCAATATCTTAGATCAGACAACATACTTTGAGACGATAGAATTTACCTGGAAGGATATTGTACGATCTGATCTTGTTCGGGAATATATTATGACAAAAGAAATGTTAAGATAGGGTTTACACATAGACTCATATGTGTTATAATTAATCATAAATTAAAACTTATGCGAGAAGGCGCAACTATCAAAATGGCAAAATACAGTCGGTATGATCCGCGTAACAAAAATAAAGGTAAGCACAAAGTGCGAGCAATGGAAAAAGATCTTCGGATCAAAAAATCCACAACAAAAAGTTCTAAGCTAAAACTGAAATCATATCAAGCAGAAAACTTGGCTAATATCATGATTAAGGAAGATTTTTAATGAAATATGAATATAGTGACAATCTGATCCTCACTGACTGCGATGGTGTCCTTATGAACTGGGAGTATGCATTTATCACATGGATGTCTCGTAAAGGTTTCAAACAGGAAAATAAAACTGATTATGACATCGGTTTACGGTTTGGTATGGAGAAAGAAGAAAGTCGGCACTACGTTCGTATGTTTAATGAATCTGCCGCTATCGGTTTCTTGCCACCTTTACGTGATGCAATGTATTATGTTGATCTTTTACACCGTAAACATGGATTTGTATTTCACATGATTACTTCTCTGAGTAATGATCCTCAGGCACAAGAGTTGCGTATTGCTAATACCAAAAAACTTTTTGGTGAGACTGCATTCGAAAAGTTCGTGTTTCTTGACACTGGCGCAGATAAGGACGAGGCACTTGAACCGTATAGTTACAGTGGTTTGCCTTGGATTGAAGATAAATTAGAAAATGCTCAGTTAGGTTTAGATATATATGGGCTTGACTCAATATTGGTTGAGCATGGTCATAATATGGGAACCTCTCTTCCTACAATGAAAAATTGGAAAGAGATTTATCATTATCTGACAGGAGAATAATTGTGCAAAATATTTTTATTGCTCTCAATGCACGGAGCCAATGGGAAGAGATTACTCGTTCATTTAAATTTTCTGATGATATTCGTCATGAAAGCACTATAGATAATCTAAAGTGGTTTCTTACTGTAGGTAAAAAAAGTAATGCTCGACGTAAGGGCTGCAAACAAGCAGTGGAATTAGCCGAATTAATTATAGAAATAAATTCAAATTATGAGAAATCCAAATCTAATAACTTGCAATAGAATCCGTAATAATTGGAAATGGATTAACACCCAACAAGAAATTACTGGTCGAGCAACAGTAGGAGCTGGCGATATTATGTATCTCTATAATATCGCCCATTTAAGATCACATGTAATACAAAAGCCTGTGTTATTAAAAGTGAAATGGTTTCACGATGAAGATTACCTTTATCACTTTGAAGATCCTGAAACACTACCAGAAAGAGCAGAATATCTTTTAAAATTTTATAGTAGTGATACTACTGATGTAAAGGTAGTAAATGTATATGGCTCTGAGGATTATTCTTTATGGTCAAAAAAATTTATAGGATATGATAAGAGTGCTGAAAAAAATCGAGGTGAAAAAAGACCATCCAGAATTAGACCAAATGATTGGACTTTTAGAGACCTAAATATACCAGTAGTGAAAGGTAAAATCACTATCTGGCATTCTGCTTTAAATGGTGATTTACCCAGACCATTTAAAAGAACTTTTAATCTGAAAGAGTGGGATGAAATTAAAAAGGTTATAGAACTTCAAGGCTATAGTGTTACATTTATTGATTACAGAACACCAATCCGAGAAGTGCTATATCATATTGCCAGCTGCGAGTGTGCTATTAGTTACGAAGGAATGTGGCACTACGTAGCAAAAAATTTAATGAAGCCAATGATTATTTTAACCAAAGATCTTATTACTGGATT